CAGAGTTCGTGGCACCATTTGTAGGAGCAAGAAGAGATGCAGTATACGGTGCAACTGCTGTAGCCAATGTTAAACCACCACTGACCGTAGGAATAGGGTTAGTAGTGGTAACACCAGTACCCCCCCAATAAATGAGGATCTGATATGATGCAGAACCTGCCAAACTTGAGAAGGTGATGGAGTTATTAGTCAGCGAGATACCAGATAAAGTGCTGCCAGCATAAGTGCCGGCGGCAAACCCAGTGAGAGGAAGAAGAGCCGTATTACTAGTACTAGTCGCGGCGAAAAATGAGCCACCTTGGGAACTGAGGGATAGTTGCGGTTTAAGCAACTCCACCTCATAGGAGACCCACAATTCACCAACAACATTGGTTTGACCAGTTTGGCCACCGAATGTTGCAACTGACAAGAGGGCAAGATCAAACATTTTGATGTCACCAGTCCCTACGCCACCAGTACGAATGTACTGGTGCTTAAGAACGGTTTCTGCAGGACCACATTCAATAGGTAAAACAACTGAAGAAGAGGGAACTGTATCAACAGACCACATCTCATTGAGGAGCTGAGTTTTATTAGTGAACGGAGCAGCATCAGAACGATATTGAGCAGCAAGCATAACTGACCCCATAGCCGTATTTGTGCCAGAAACCAATGCAGTAGCGCTAGTGGTCTTGAATTCAAAGACAAGACCCTTAAAACGGTACTCCTGGAAATTAGCAGCAACAGCAGAAAGATAGGGGAAACTGATTGGAAGACCAGGATTAATATTGTAAGTAGCCAAATTAAATGCAGCCCCATTCATTGAGATATCAGCGATGTACTCGCGATGTCTAATGGTGACCGATTCATTAGCTGAATGCATAATAGGAACTTGGGAATTTGCATTCCAACAAGTATTTTGCATTGAATACTCTCCTGATCCAAAGATTTTTGGAAACCCAAACATTGAACTGACGGTGTTACCGCCAGATAATAGCATCCGACCAAGATCAGTAACTTGGTTGGCAGGTTTGTTCAAGTTGCGAAGGAGACGAGTGACCTCGGCAAGTTCGCGACTAGCTGTAGTTTTATTGTTGGTGGAAGAAGCTTTACGCGTCTTCTTGACTTGTTTTCTTTTTGGTGGCATGTATTGGATACCTCGCCACAAGAGACTGTTCATCGTGGAAAACCATAATGGAAGCCCGTGCAGTCGTTCGACATTCCGCGATTAAGCTTAGTAATTAAACATGTTTCAGATTGGGCGGTACCAAAGAATGGCCCTACCATGAAAACATATCGAACGGGTACGTAAATATTTACGGGACAGATTGGGCGGTGGTCAATTAAGACTCCTACCATGATCCCAACGTTTTGGGCAATTACAACACACAACCCAATGGTTAGCAACCACCCCACCCTTTATACGTCTGGTGCGACGTTCGTGATACTGTTAAAAAGGAAGTGTTAGCCACCTCTCAGCGTTCGGATCGTTAAAACCGGACACCAAGCGTGCACTATAGACATTTTCGATACTCAACTGTTCCTCTGGAGAGATACCGAAAGCCCAATAAAAAGATGCTCGCGACTGTTCACTCGGTGTGCCATGCACCCGAGAGCAGCCACTTGCCATCTTACGGACACCCCACCCCCAAACATTACTAAGGTGGTGGGCATTGTGCCCGACGGAAGACCGTAAGTACATATCATAAAAGCTGTCCCAGACTGGTAAAGAACCAGCTAGAGACATGCCCCCAGTACCCACAGCCTTAATCCAGCCCAAGAATTCAACTGGACGGTAATATGGGTGCATACAAGTTGCATCTTTTGAGATAGCAACTCGAGGATCACGCACCATTATGTAGTCAAATGCCCCAGGACCGACAAAAACGGGCTGGGTCTGACAAAAGGAAATCTGTTCCAAAGTGTAGACGGGCTCTTCAATAACCATTGTAAAACCCATCTCCTTAAACCACTTTGGAGCGTGACTAGCAAAACAACTATAATCACCAGACTCCATAATAACTACACAATCATCTCCATTATTAACCAACTCAATTTTGATGGATAGCTCATGAGAATAAGAAAATACCATGGCACACATAATTAAACATGCACCCAAACTAGTATTCATATCCCCACTCGCCCGGACTCCATCAGTAACATATTCAACTTCACCGTCACCAACTCTTCCAAAACATTTATTGGAGAGCTGTTGACGTGTAAGACTATGAAGCCGAGACCGATGCTTCTGTTGCCAGAAACAACGGCCATAAATTGAGTGTTCCCATGCCAATGCCTCTTTCGAGACATGCTGGTCAAACCGAGATGCATCCATACCGACAGCAACAGGCTTCTTAAACTCATTCCACTTACGTGTAATAGAGGAAGCAACTTGAACTGCATTCATTCCTTTCATCACAGTATCACGTCCCATAACTTTACCGATACTTTTAAAAATTCGCTCCTCGATTGGCCTTATATATCTGCCAATCTCAATGTTGAATCGTGGATCTCTTGGGGAAATCACACGTGGAACAGGATCCTTATTAGTGAAGTTAGTTTTCTCAAACTTCAAAAAGGTCTTAATATAAGAATCTTTAGGACGCAATGGGATTACATCCAAGCTATCCAGAGCCTTCTGATAGTTCACTCGCTTGCGGCCCGAATAAGTCTCAACAAATTGTTGTCGAGTAATAGGGACGGTCGAGGGCAGGTGAACAGACAAAAGCTCCGTAAACACTTGAAGGCGCCTAAAGAAGAATTCCTTATCAACAGGCCTTGGCGGCTCACAAAAGGCACCAGTGTGATCCTTAACGAAAAACACTCGTTCCTTAACAGCACGCTCCAAGGCATTAATGTCGTCATTATAAACGGAGAAATCCAATGGGGGAGCGACCCCATCG